AGTACATCAGTCGATGTTAAACAGTCTACAGCAGTTGTTGGAATGTTTTCAAACTCTGCAACTCCAGGATCATATCCAACGGCATTTATATTATAATGTTCAACTAGTAATGGCAGCAGTTCACCGTGGCTACAGCCAAAATCAATTACAGAGGTTGGTGTGTATTGAGTAATAAAACGTTCAATTATCTTTAATTTTTTTTCACCTGATCTAGTAAATTTTGTATTCGTGGCATGCATTTCTTGCAATTGCCGTTTGTAGTCATCGTTAATTAATTCCATTGGTTTCTCTACCGTTTTATTAGAATAATATTCTGATGGTAAGATCATTTTTTAAAAGCACCCACTTGATCGTGCCACTGGTCAGTTGGCTCGGTCCAGGCATCTATTAATTCTACTTTGCCCCATTTGGCTAACGCCGCATAAGCATCTGGATAAAACCGCCAACAATCCACAGGGTATCTGTGGACTTTACCGTGCATGGGAGCGATTAAAAAGATGTACCCACCCGGACGCACCACTCGAACCATTTCTAAAAAACTCAACCAGAAAAATTCACAGTGCTCAAACATCTGTCCAGACACCACAACATCTGCGTAGTTATCATCCAACGGAACTTTGTATGGGTCATCAAGTACAATAGACACCCCCGGTCCTGCTTGCAAATCAACTCCATAGTATTTTATTTTTTCATTGGCCTCAACTAATTCGTAATAGGTGCCGCGATTTTTAATATTGGTACCACCAAAGTCGAGTATCTTACATTCGTTGCCGACAAATTCGTTGGTGACATATTTGTCAAATAGTGTTTTCATATTATTCATTGAAGTTTGATGCATAAATTTTCCTATTATTTTGTTGTTTTTAAAAGTCAGAGTCGTGACGTTTTTTGTAGATCGTCGAATGCCCTTTTCGAATTTGTCCGGGCGTAGGATCAGTATAATAATAAAAAGCCAGACTTTTTCTAGATATAGTTTCGGGGCAGGCAAGAGGGTCCGGGTGGCCGTGCCACGAATTTTTGGTGGTATTAAAAATAACTACTCTATTAATTATTGGCAAAATAGATTTTTTTAAATTGCCCATCTCGGTGTCCCAAAGATCTAACTTCCCGTTATATTCTTCTTCCCAGTTGTCGTTAAGATAAATTAAAACATTTATTCTTCTATCTTGGTTTGTGATAGGATGTATATTGAAGTCTACGTGCATTTTTAAAAATCCGCCTTTCTTGATTTCGTGGGGGCCACCACCTTCGAAGTAAGGATCTGATTTTATGTTTTTGATGCCAGTTAAGTTTTCTAAAAATTTACAAAACGCTAAACTGTTTAGTTCCTGACTAAACTCTGCAGTTAACGGTTCGAATAATTCTAATTTTTCAGGTTGCCTAAAACTTAACTTGTTTAAAGTTGTATCGTTTGCCTTCCCTTGCATTTTTTCTTGCATTTTTGGAAACTCCAACGAAATTTTTCTTAGTGTGTCTATGTCAAATAAATTATCCAGAACAATATGTGGAAAAGGAGAAGCATTGATATATTCTTGATGTTTTTCTGTTCCTAAATTGAACAAAATTTCTGCATTAAACTGCTTCATAGATTTTCCTATTTTATTCCTATTACTCTGCTGTCTGACGCAGTTTTTGCATATATGTTGTTTTCGGATCTAACGGTGCTAAACCCTGCTTCGGTAAACAATCGAATCATTGATGCCGCACTATATCCATAGGCATGCATCATTGCTCTATTCTGATATCTGCTATTACCAAAGATTGAATTAATAGTTTTCTTCAAAATTCGTCGATCATCTGAGATCAACGAGTCTGGATTTTCGGCTATGAATGTACAGGCCTTTAACAAGTCTGGCCACTCTACGGCAACCTGTCCACCAGGGCAAAGTATTCTATGCCATTCAGTGAGCATGCCACGAATTTTCCAGTGTTCAATGTGTTCTATTACATGTATACTTAAAATTTCATTAACACAGTTATCAGGAATAGGATACACGTCGGCTATGTCGTGTATTATGATTTCAGGATCTTCGGCACAGTATTCACCATCTACATTGAGATAGTCGGGCAATTTTACTGGACCGCATCCTAGATGTAATCGAATAGGTATTTGATTTTGGATACAGTTTTGTACTTTATCTTTTAGTAGCATATGAAATGTCTTCTATAAATTTTTTACTCAATACTTTGGCAGAATAATTTTCTTCTACGTATTGTTGTCCTTTTGTAATTCTATCAATTACTTGGTCAGGATTTTCTATGGCCCATTTGACACCTTCGATGTAGTCTCCCTGCCAGGTGTATGGCGCAAACTCTTCGTAACTGGCCAAGGGAGTGGTAATTACAAATCTGCCCGAGATCAAACTGTCAATCACACGATTTGCGCTTTTGGTATCAGTTCTTGGGTTGTCAGTTTGCACCGGCATTAGCACTATGTCGCACTGTTCTAACAGTTGTCCTTGTGACTCCCAGGTCCATTCCTTCATGTTCACACGATCAAGATTTATGCCAGATACTGATCCTTTTCGTTGTCTTACCTGGAATTTACTAAGTACTCTATCAGTTTTGGCACTGACCATGGTATAAGAGTAGTTGCATACTTCTTTTTCTAGTCGTTGCCATATTTCTACCATTGGCAAAAATTTAAAACTGCTCTGCGATCCAAACCATAGCAAACTGATGTCAGTACCAGGAGAAAATTTTGGGGGCAGTTTAGGACGCTCAAACGGATCCGGCATCACAATACTGTCTCTTCCAGTGTGCGTTTTCACGCTCACGCCCATTTGAACGCTGTTAACTGAGACCAAGTCTGCAGTCAGACAACACGGTGCGTATTCTTGTTTTTCATCAAATTTGTTATCGCAAAGATCATAAACTGTTTGAGCACCAAGGTCTCGGGCTCTTTGTATTGTGTGTACTTGTGTACCTTTGAGAAATATTATTAAAGTGTCTGCATCTATTTCAGACCAGTCAGTGAGTATTTTTGCATCGTGGCCTTGTTCCAACAATGCTTGGCAAGTTACATCTCCACGTAGTCTATGACTAGCACGTTTGCTTTTATATGCATCACTAAAAAATCTAATTTTCATTGCCATCCCAGGATCCAATCATCTTTAACTTGATCTAACCTGACCATACCCCAGTCCTCTAACAATCCAATTGCGGCAAACTGACCATACTCCTTCGAATACATATCATGCGGCTTTTGTTCTATCACAACAACAGGCCTGCATCGCTGTATAGTTTGCTGGGCACCTTGTAGAACACGATATTCAAAACCTTCGCAGTCGATCTTGATGTAGTCAACATTCTGCAAGATTAAACTGTCAAGTCGGATAATACGTGTATCACCACCGTTACTAGCGGGATCCACATGTGTGTGGCCTGTGTTGCCCTCTGTAATTATCATGCGCACCTGTCCTTCCGAATCACCCAAGGCCACGGTCTCTACCTTGATATTTGATGCAGTGACATTGCGTTCCAAACATTCTCTAAACATTGCCACAGGTTCAAATGCAATCACTTGATCAAAATGTTTTGTTAAGTCACGTGACCACAACCCTACGTTAGCACCAATGTCCAGGGCAGTTCGTTTGTTCTTCACATGTTGTAAACTGAGCAGTCGTACAGGTTGTTGATACTCAGCGGGACCGCCCTTTTTGATATTCTTGCCTAACATTTCTGGGAAATGTGTTTCAATGTCCGGAAAGTACCATCCATATTGTTCACGCACTAAGAGTCTCCTTTAGTATTCGGGCGGCTGTGCCATTGGCTAGTTCTGTAGTATGGAATTGTCCATATGCCAGGTGGCAAGCCCACTTATATATCAGATCGCTGTCGGGTAACCAGGGTGTTTCTATTTTACTTAAATCTGTATTGCAGACTGGTTTTGCAGCATTGGCCGCAGGTGCTATGACAAACGCCGGCACACCTGCTAGTATGCTTTCAGTGGCAGCAATTGAGTTGAATGTGACCACAGCATGCACATCGTCCAGCGCAGACTCTAAGTTATTTGTAACTCTAACTTTTCTATCTGGATTACGTTGACGTATTTCTACTGGACGATCAGTGTGTTGTTTTATTGTGGCTACAGTTTGTGATATCCATTGTTCAAGGTCAATGCCGTAGAATATGCAAGGTTTTTCATCTGGTGCTGCAATCAATATCTTGTTACCGGTACGTCGCCAGGGTTGTATTTTAATTCGTAGTCGTTCCCACCGATCAGCCGAACGTGGTATAATTTTATCGTGCTGCAAGTCATTGAACACAATTCGATGATAGTGTTTCCATCCACTGGGATTGTTAATACTTGCACGATTCCCCATGTAACCTGAATCCATGTACAAAAATGGGCGTTGATCCTGCCAACATTTCTTGATAATCTTATGCTTCATTATGCCACGTACCACAATTGTATTTTGGTCATGCTCGTACTGCCAAGTTTCTAGTGCAGTGGGCACAGACCCAGATCCTCGAGCAAACATTTCTATATACTCGTCTCGGTTATTCTTGCTTAAAAATGTCCAGGTCATTGCCAGTACTCTTCTGTACGTTTTATTTTAAGATCTGTAAGTTTACTACGTTTTAAATCTTTCCTGGCACCTTTGAGATGATCCAAATATGCACCCCATTCCGAGTTGATCAAGGGATGGCCTTCTCCGGTGATCAGATTACCGGACCAATCTAATTCGTTCAGGGTGCATTGTTTTCTCACAGCGTCAAACACAAATGAGTCGTGCCATTCATCCAGGGTGAATATTCCGTTTTCGGCATCATCATAATAGCGTTGAAACAGTTTCAAGAAAGTTCCCACAACCGGCCTAGCAAGATTCATTGCATACAAACCACATTCAGAGTACTTTTGGTTACGTCCCAAAAAGCACAGGTCTCTATCCTGTGGACAAAGCTTACCCAATTGGGCAAGGCTAATTGTGCTGTGGCACACAGTGTCGCCATCCATCCACAATAACCAATCGGCTGGCTGTGTACCGGCGCAATGAAATATTGCATATACCTTGTGAGAAAAACGTACAGCATCCCATTTGAATCCAATTCCGTGCTGTTTACCCCTGGAATCAACTGGCCCTTTTGGCACCTGCCCGACTGCTTTGGGCACTTGACTCCATTGCTTTTTAAATGCAATCAAGTCCGGCGATGCGCTGTTGAGATCAATCACATGCAATCTAGGGTCAAGTTGCAGTACCACACAATCTTCTGCATATACATATAAATCAACCTCTTGCGGCCATGTGGCTAGAAAAGTATCAATCATTTTACTACCGTAATGGCTGTATCCAGATTGATTAAACGTAGTGACTACTGCAAATTTACGAACCATGTTGTTTACCATAATTAAAGTGCAGGGTATTTAACATATGAGATTTGGTATTTTTAATAAATTTGGTGCACTAAACAGTCAGCCTGTATTCGAGGCATTTGAGCGCGGGTTGAAACAATTAGGGCTAGAGTACCAGTCACACAATGTCAATGCCGATGTTGCAGTTATCTGGAGTCAAGTCTGGGCCGGTCGGATGCAGGGCAACCAACAAGTCTGGCAGTACTTTAGAAGCACTCATCGCTCTGTTATTGTGCTTGAAGTAGGACTGCTTGATCGAGGCAAAACCTGGAAAGTGGGAGTCAACGGTACTGGCAGTACTGCATACTGGGGACAAGGGGTAGATGCTAACAGAGTTACCCAATTAGGTCTTGTGTTAACGACCTGGAGAGAGACTGGAAGAAACATCGTAATTGCTACCCAAAGATCCGATAGCGAACAATGGCGAGACCAACCAGATGCAAACACCTGGGTAGCCGATACAGTGAAACAAGTGCAGGCCCGAAGCAATCGACCTATTATACTACGCACACATCCTAGGCAACGTGTTGCGCCACCGCCTGGGTGCACATATCAAGTACCACAAAAGTTGGCCAACAGTTATGATGATTTTGATTTTGATCAATGCTTGCAAGATGCCTGGGCTGTTATCAACTGGAACAGTGGACCCGGGGTGCAAGCTGCTATGGCCGGAGTCCCGGTGTTTGTTGGTGCTGGTAGTCTAGCAGCACCTGTAGGTAATCTGGATCTATCACAAATAGAAAAGCCAGTGCGCCCCGATAGAGCCAACTGGCTTGTTGATATTGCGCATACTGAATGGACAGTAAACGAACTTGCTACTGGGCACCCAATTAAACGATTACTACCCGGATTGTAAGAAACTTATTTTGGATTCTTGTCACTTAGCTTATATAATATAATAACTTGGTCTAACATTTCTTGCAACACAGGGTTAGTTTGTGCTGCTAGACGAATATTGCTCCAAAGCATGTTATCTGCTAGCTCTGCAAGTCTTTCGTCGCGTTTCCAGCCGACTGCTATACGTTCGTTGGGATCAGCACCATGTTCTCTAGCATACACAGTGTTGCCATCTCGCTCGTATACATAAGTTGTGCCAGGCTTAAAAGTGGTCATATCTATTGATGTCCCATCCAGGTCAAGCTGCCATCTAACCAGGGTACTACAAGATCACGTTGCCGCAAGTAACCATGCCTATGAATGCTTGCAATTGCAGTCTCGGGTACTAGATTCTTTTCAACCAGGTCATACCACTTGGTTGTTCTAGGATCCAAGGGCTCTTGTTCACTTTTATAAACAATTGCATAGAGCCAAGGATCATTCTGTTCCTTTTTAAAGAACCCGCTGCGGGTATCCCATCCAGTAACTGCAAGAACATGTATGAGACTTACCATGGTCCAGTTGTAGTAGTGGAAGTCAGGTTGGTCATACTCCTGATCGTTAAACTCCATGATGGTGGTTTGTGGTATTGCTAGAATTAGCATTCCACTGTCACTAACAACTGACCGCCAACTACGCAAGGTTTCAAATGGATTCAACACATACTGGAATGCGTCATGGCACCAGATAATATCATATTTGATTTTATGCAATAGTATCGGGTCTTCAAAATTCTGGGACTTGTACTGTATGTTGCGTGTTTGTTCGGCCACAGCCAGTCTTGGTGCAGTATCTACTCCAGTGCACTGAATGTTTAGAGGTACCGGGTTATCTTCCCGAGTGGTTCTCGAAGCCCACCAGGCCAAGTCCATACCTGTTCCACAGCCCATGTCTACTAGTGTACTAATACTGAGCATGAAGTCGTCAAATTCGTACAGCAAGTCCAAGGTCTTCAAGCTGTGTTGGTGACTCTCTTGTGGATTTCGAAACCCGCGATGTATCATACTTGTACGTCTTCCATTCCGGCTGTGCGTAATCTTACAATGTGCCCCATCATAAAATTCTTACTCTCAAGACCTTTCATGATACCCAACCAACGATTGCGTAGCAGGGCAACTTCGTTGATTAAAGTTTCAAAGTCAATCACTTCTTCCTCGCCATCCACATACTTCTCAGCATCTCTGGATGTCAATGCTCTAGCATAGCTTTCTAAGTACTTTTGAAAGTGGCGTCGGCGTATTTTCCTCAACTGAATGCCGAGAAAATTAAGCACCGCTTCGATCTCTTGCAACTGGTTGAAGCGGTGCTCGGTATTACCAGGAAGCTGTTTGATGTTGGTTTCGACTAGGCCGCTGATGTGGCATTCGCGTTTGGCTGATTCAAGCTCATTTTCATAATGAGCAACAAAGTCAGGAATGTTGGCAAGACTCGCTACTACGCGATTATACCACATTCTTATTCCTCGTATTCGTCGCTGTCGTGATCGTCAAATTCTTCTTCGTCAACATCGTCAACATCGTCAACATAATGCTGTAATGCTCGCTTGACATCACTATCGCCCTTGAATGCCTGGCGAATATCAGTGATATCATAATCGTTATCAATCAACAGGTTGACAACAATATCAGCTGCCTCGTCTCTGTCGACTATGCTGATATAACGCTTGAGCTCTTGCCAAAGATCGTGTGTTAATTCTACTGACATCTAATGTTATTCCTCTTCAGATTCTAATTCAGGTATACTTACCTTTTTAATCTGATTTTCAAAATCAGCCATGACCTTGTCCAGACATCCGTCTGTGTTTGCTTCCCAGGCTTTGCGGAACTTCTTGATGATTTCGCCATCGCCTGTGGTAAACACCAAGCTGTTGCCCTCTTTCTTGAGCATGTTTTTCTTTTCAATCAAGTCGGTGAGACCTGAATAAGGACTCATGCCAGACTCGTATGGAATCTTGACCTGCACACCTTCAAACGGTTTAGCATAGCGGGTTTTCATAACCTTACACGCAGCTCGAATACCCATAACATCAGAGATCTTGTTGCCGTCCTCGTCCTCTTTGAGCTTGAGCTTTTTCATAGCAACCACAATGCTGCTTGCGTATACGAAACCTTGGCCGCCGCTGATCTTGTCATCCGGATCAAACATGTCTTGACTGGCATAAGTGTGGTTAGTACACACTAAGCCCACATTGTAGCTGCCAAACATGTTAACACAGTTACGCACAAGACTAGTAAGTGCCTTAGGCTTACGTCCCATGTCGCCCTTCATGTCGCCTGCGTCGAACTGGTTCACATCTGTTGGGGTTAACAACATGCCCAGGCTGTCAATCACAAACAGAACCTTGGGGCGCTCGCCGTCGGGCAATGCCTTGTAATCTCCCATAAAGGTGCTAATGGTCTTAGCAACGTCATCAATCATGGCCATTGACAGCTTGAGCAATTTACCATCACTAGTGTCAACTCCGAGATCATGCAGCCACTTTTCATCTAGCGCATTTTCACTATCAATCAGCACCACATAGATACCCTGTTCCTGTGCGTTCTTAATAATGTTGCCGCTGCAGATGTAGCTTTTTCCTGCGCCGGATTCACCCGCAAACACAGTGACCTTGCCCAGCGGGACACCTTTGTTGAAGTCTCCAGAGATTAGATAGTTTAAGGCATAGTTGCCAGTTGAGATCCAGTCAGTGGGATCATTGAAACCGATGCTCAAGCCGTCGATGCTTTTGGTAATTTCCTTACGAAACTTGCTTACGTCAAATGGCTTTGCCATGATGTTTTTCCTTTTTAAATGTGACAGTTTTTCTTACTGTAGACCAGGAGTTTCCTGTTAAATTATATTTTACAATAAAAATGTCTAAAAGTCAACTTGATTTTTAGCCGATATTAAATTGCGAAGTATGCCGGATCCATTCACCACTAAAATAGTGATTGTAGTTGTACTCGATTGTGTCTTGTTCTAGCAAATATAAATCATGCCATTCTGCTGGTGTAAGAACACTAAATTTAGCCAGCATTGACAGCATTGCTAGTAGTCGATGTATAGGGTTTGAAATCGTATCAAAGGAGTAATCAAACAAACGAGAATACGGTTTAAACCCGTAATACTTCTCAACATGTTGGTGCCAGCCTGGTTGAGCATAACACACAAATAAACCTCTTGTTGCAATACTCTGCAAGAATTTTTCGGTTACAAACGGATAATAGCTAGTGCCCATCGTCTCGGCAACTACATGAACAAAACTTTGAGTAAGTTTGTTTTCGACCCTGCTCATGTTATCAAGATCAAATTTATTTTGATACTTGAACATATTTGTTGATTGAAAAAAGTTGTGTGTATCGGGTCCAATTAAAAACTTTCGATATAGGTGATCCTCATCACCTACATAATCTTTAATATGCCCGTCTACTTCATCAACTGAGCATGCAAATCCTTTGCTGCAAAAATTAAAATTAAACCACCCCATCCGATGCAGAGCTGCTACTAACAATTTTCGAGATACATGATCAGTAATGTTAAAGCTGCATATAAAATTTTGATAAGATAGATCGGGATGAATATGATACTCGGACAGACTAAACATGGTGTAATGCGACCGATGATCGTACTTAAATCGTAGATGAGGATATCGCTGTGTTAATCTGCCATCGTCAATTTGATGATACCAAACCAAGATATTACTTCCTCGAGTCTGGGCAACTGAATCAAGATAAATTAATGCCGCATTATCTAAATTAGCGTTAAATCCATCAAGATGATCCCCCAAGTACACTGTGTCAGAAATATCCGGTAATGCAATAAGTTCATCGACTGTTTTGTAATGTACTGTTTTTAAAAATTCACCAAGCAAGATTTTATCAATCATTGCACTACTCGACGATTACCATAATATCGATCTGGGACTGTGATATCTTTGGTAACCACGCTTGACATCAATAATTCAACATTATTGCACACTGATACATGATCTTTGATTGCACTACACATACCGATGCTGACATCGCAGCCAATGGTGGATGAGCCCCCAATCACAGTCCCGGGACCAAGAAAGATATTATTTTTTAATTCAGTATTATGTCCGATATTTACACCGTCGCATGTACTACAAAATTTACCCAGTAGAACATTCCATCCCAACACTGTGGTCGGACCAATCACACATCCGGCCCCGGCTCTCAGATCACCAGTTATCACTGCGCTAGGATGCACATAGGTTAACCAGATAATCTGATAATCTGACAATTGATTCAGCCACTTTTTTCGAGTCAGTACATCGTTAAATCCCAAAATACATTGGGATCCAGGTTTGATTGATGCAAATTCAGTGTGCGATAACAGTATGGATTCGTTCAACCCTTCATCAAGCATCCACTGATTAATCTCGTTCGCAGCAGCACCAGTTCCCAGAATATACACCGGGAGATCAGAATTACAGTTAACTAGCATAGTTTTCTAACACAACTGGATCAATTACCCGTTTGTTTCGACTTGTGCGGGGTAATTGATCAACTAAAATTATTTTTTTAGGAACTTGATGACTTTTTGCTAGTTCAAGTAGTTCTGATCTAAGCTGATGTGGTATAATTGTTTGTCCAACTTCTGGGACAACATAAGCAATAGCCTCTTTAAGACCATAGTCGTTATCCACAAACACCACAGTTGACTCTATAATTTTTCCTGTACTTAACAACAAGTTCTCAATTTCTGATGCGCTGGTCCATAGTGCATTAATCTTTACCCACTGGCCTTGACGATTTACAAAATGGTAGTATCCAGCAGCATCAACATAAACTACATCATTGGTACAAAACCAGTTGTTGCTAAATGCACTGTCATCTTGGTTATGGTAACGCTGCGCCATCCTAGATGTTTCAATATACAATACCCCAGGTGTTCCTAGTGTGCATTCGTTGTAATGTTCATCCAACACCTTGACTTGCCACTGGGGCAATAGTTTACCGATAGCAGTGCATTGATCATCAGATATTTCACACTTGATAGGATTAATCACTGTTTCGCTTGATCCATAACTGTTTAACAGTTTAATTCCATAACGTGCCCAAAATTGGCGTGCTAATACCGGTAACAACGGTTCGCTAGCACAGATGGGATGGGTCAGGGTAGAAAACTTAGCAATAGTGTTTTTTCTTGCCAACAAGCTGTACACAGTGGGATTACTAAAAAAGTGAGTTACTTTTTTTGATTCGATTATGTTAATCAGGGCCGCTGCGGTAAGTGCTTGGTCAAACAACACTGCACAGCAACCATGATATAAACTAAACATTATATAATTGCCCAGTGCCCAGCCAAAACTCATTTTTTGAGTGCCCATAAGGATACTAGTTTCATCAACTTGATACAAGCCACTGGTGCTTTCGATACTGTTAAAAAATAAACCATGTTGATGTTCAATTAACTTTGGGGCGCCTGTTGTTCCCGAAGAGCAAATCATAAAGGCTAGTGACTGCGTATGATGCGCATGTACAGGAGCTAAATCTGTTCTTTCCCCTTTAAGGGGGGAGTTAATTACTAATTTAGCTTGTGATTTTTCAACTAACTGCTGCACGATTGTGGCCGGAGACTCAAAATCAATCAGTACTGGAATAATGCCAACTTGTATGCAAGCGAGAAATAAGATTGGGTAATAAACCGAATTTGGTAATTGTATTACTACACGATCACCGGCAACAAGCCCCTGGGTCAGTAAGGTCCAGGCCTGTGCTTGGATTCCCGTTTCTAATTCACCAAAAGTCAAGTCAGTAGTCGAGTCTTGGTATGCGATTTTCTGTTTCCGAGTGTGATTGGCTGCGATTATAAACTGTGTATAATTAGATTGCATAACTATCTTTCAAGTTTAACTGTTGCTCCTAGTTTCCCCCACCGTGTGATTTGTCCTTGATACCAACTATCAAGTTGATCAGTTGCCATATCATCAAGCGGAACACATTCGTCAATTGCATATCGATCTCGCACTGATTTTGATTTGCTAGCACGATATAGAATATTACGCCATTGCTGAAACTTTTCCCGAGCGGTTGTTATCGGTACTGCAAGATGCTGGGGATTGTTCATGTTTCTAAGAATCTCCGAAAACCCAGCGTCTGCTAGGGCCGGATAAGCACTGCTGTTACCAGTGACACCAATGATGGTTAATTTACCCGAGTCCTTAAACTGTTGCATTTCTGCTGCGAATCCAATATTAAAATCTAGCTGGCCACTAAGTAGCGCCAAGATAGATTCACTGGGACTTTTAAAAGGAATGAGCTGAATATTAGGATACTTTGCTACTATTTGCGTAGCTACCAAATGACTAACCGCACCTAACCCAGTTATTCCAATGTTAAGGGGGAGATTACGCGGGACTTCAGACCAGGCACGATATCGTATTGATGCAACTGCCATGGGAGCGTCGCATTGAGGTAGAATGCTACGAAAATCCTCTACTCGATGACTGTCCCTGGGGTAAAACACCGGCCGCACAAAGTGTGCCGACGATGTTGCTAAAATTGTATTAGGATTATTTTCAACGTATCGAGCAGCAATAGAACTGCCGGCTCCAGGCCTGGTGTCAAAGATAAAATGATATTCTGATTGAATGCGGTTAGCTTCTTCGGCTAATGCTCGATTGTAGGTTGCCATGTTGTCGCCGGGACCAAATGCAAACACAATAGTCACAATATCTCTTGCTGCAGCCAATGACGACACAGCCACTAAAAACAAAGCAATAAATTTTTTCATGGAAGATTAAACAAATAAGGGTGAACAATGTTCACCCTTATATAGTACTAGCACGTAAAGTTATTACGTTTTTTGCCGAGAGCGGATCATTGCAAGAATGTCTTGAGCGCTTTGCCCACCTGCTGCTGGCGCAGGTTTTGCAACAGGCGCAGAGAACGACTGTTCGGCAGCGGCCACATCATCTTCCCAAGGAGAAGGATCAGCTGCTGCAACAGGTGCTGTAGGACGGCTCACAGGTGCTGCGGACTCAGTTGCAGCAACCGGTTGTGCAGAGCCTTGAGGAGCATTCATACCAGCAGGACGGAAGTACTGTCCCCAGCGAGCAAGATCGTATGGCTTACCATCTACACTTGCTTCGAACATTTCCTTCATGACCTTGAGATCAACATCGCTGGGCTTCTTGGGCAAGAACTCAGACAAGTCAAACAAGCCATGCTTCTCGATTGCGTCCATCTCTGCTTGCGTG